CCATGACCACCAATCCTTGGATCAATCGCTGCGCCGCCCTAGCGCTGCTGTTCATGATGTATGCCGTCGGCATCAGCGTCGGCCGTGACCAGGCCGCCGAGGCGCATCACAACCACCCGGCCTGTCATCAGGGACTGAAGCCGTAAACTGACGGCATTGTCAGCAGCTAGCGGTCGTGTATAGCGGGTACAACTTCTACGACCGGCCGCTAGCGCAGCGCACCGTATCGAAGGTCAACGATCCCAATACAAGCTGGTACGCGCAAGAGCCGCATTGGATCCTGATCGAGGATCTGCTGCAAGGCACCTACGGGATGCGTAAAAAGCATCGCCGTTACCTGCCGCAAGAGCCACGCGAGCTTGATGAGTCCTACGACAACCGCCTAGCCCGTAGCGTTTGCCCGCCGTATTACATCCGCCTAGAGCGCATGCTGGCCGGCATGCTGACCCGTAAACCAGTGCGGCTGGATGACACTGCCGACATCATCCGCGAGCAACTATTCGACGTCGATATGAACGGGAACGATCTCAACGTCTGGACATATGAGTCAGCCCGCAAGATGGTCCGTTATGGCCACATTGGTACATTGGTGGATGCACCAGCTAATGGGGGTCGACCCTACTGGGTGACTTACACACCCCGGCAGATTCTTGGCTGGCGCACCGAAACGCAAGAAGGCCGGCAGGTGCTGACCCAGTTGCGGCTAGCGGAAGTGGTCACGGTCCCCGATGGCGAGTTTGGCGAGAAGGCAGTCGAGCAGGTTCGTGTCCTGACGCCTGGTGAGTACCGCATCCACCGCAAGCAGGACAGCGGCGAGTTCACCATCGTTGATGAAGGCCGCACCAGTCTCAGCGAGATCCCGTTCAGCATCGCCTACGCGCAGCGGCATGGCTTTATGGAGTCACGCCCGCCGCTTGAGGACATCGCAGAGCTGAACCTAAAGACCTACCAAGTGCAGTCGGACCTCGACAACCAACTGCACATCTCAGCAGTGCCGATGCTGGCGTTCTACGGGTTCCCGTCAGCAGCGGAAGAGGTATCAGCCGGACCTGGCGAGGCGATCGCATTTCCAGCCGAAGGACGCGCTGAGTACATCGAACCAGCAGGCCGCAGCTTCGAGGCGCAGTTCCGCCGGCTAGAGCAACTTGCATTGCAGATCAACGAGCTAGGGCTGTCTGCAGTGCTAGGCCAGAAGCTGAGCGCTGAGACCGCCGAGGCTAAGCGCATTGACCGCAGCCAAGGCGATAGCACGATGATGGTGATTGCGCAAAATATGCAGGACATGATCGATAATTGCCTGCAGTGGCACGCGCAGTACCTCGGCAATGCCACCGCCGCTGGTAGCGCTTACGTCAACCGTGACTTCCTTGGCGCACGCCTTGAGCCGCAGGACATTACCGCGCTGCTATCGCTCTACACCGCTGGCACCATTAGTCAAGAGACCCTGCTGCGTGAGCTGGCCGAAGGCGATGTGCTGGGCGATAACTTTGATGTAGACGAGGAGCTGGAGGCCACATCCAATGCGGGGCTTGATCTACCGTCTGCTGGACAAGCTGACAGACTGGCTAGTGGACCTAATGATATGGATGGAGCCGAAGAAGCCCAGGAAACAGGAACTTGACTACACCGTTTGCGACCTGCCTGATGAGGTGCTAGCTGTCATCCGGCTGACATGGTACAAAGACGGCAAAGCCGATGAAGTGGATGAGCTGCGTATTATGGAAGACGGCCAAAACGGTTACGACGCCTTCGCTGCAGCAGTGCAGGGTGCATTAACCCGTGGCGCCAATGTAAGCATCAGGTCGCAATATCGCCCTGAGCAACTTGGTGTGATCTAATGGCCACACCAGAAGCGCTATACCGCAATGCCATTGACCTAAACAGGTTCAGCAATAGCGTTGCGCGGCGCATCATCAACGCATACAACGACATCATCATTGATGCAGTTAATCAACTGCGGACGATTGATGAGCTGGCAGCGCCGGTCAAAGCTGCTAGGTTGCGGGCGATCTTGGCGCAGCTAAAGGACAGCCTCGGCACCTGGGCAGGTGATGCAACGGAGATCACAGCGATCCAACTGCAGGGCATCGCGCAGTTGCAGTCTGAGTTTGTGGCCGAGCAGTTACGGCGTGCATTGCCTGCTGGCGCTCGTGATGCAGTGCGCACCGTTGAAATCAGCCCGCAGTTTGCGCAGAGCGTAGTCACGACTGATCCAACGCAGCTCAACGTGGTCGCGCTAAGTGATGACCTGTTCAAATCCGTCTATGGCGCAGAGGCACTGGCTCAACAAGCCGGCACTGGCGTATTCAATCTGACCGCTGCCAAGGGCGCAACAATCACACTGCCCAATGGCGAGACAGTTACCAAGGCATTCAGGGGCATCGCCGTCGATCAGGCTGAACGGTTCTCGCAGGTGGTGCGACAGGGGCTGCTGACCGGAGAGCCGACGCCTGCCATTGCTAAGCGGCTGATCGGCAGCCTGCAGTTTGGCGAGGAAGCCAAGACCGTCAAGCAGCTCATCGCTGCAGGCGGGCAGGCAACAGCAGTGGCTGACAACCAGGTCATCGCCCTCGTGCGCACCAGCATCAACCAGGTGGCCAATACCGCCAGCCAGCAGGTCTACGAGGCGAATCAGGACATCACACCGCGCTATCGGTACGTCGCCACGCTTGATACCCGCACCAGCGCGATCTGCCGGGCGCTTGATGGCCAAGAGTTTGAATACGGCAAAGGACCAACGCCGCCGCAGCACTTCAACTGCCGCAGCACCACCGTGCCGGTCATTGACTACAAAGCGCTAGGATTCACGCCGCCGCCAGCAGGCACACGCGCCAGTGCCGATGGACAGGTGCCGGTCAATACCACATACGGCAAATGGCTATACGACAAGATGCCAGGCGAATCCAAAGCAGATGTGCTTGCCCGTCAGCAGCAAGCGCTGGGCAGCAAGGCTCCCTACTTCCGCAAGCTGGCGGATAAGTACGGCGCTGATGCCGCCATCGCCAAGTTGGTCCGCGACGACGGGTCAGAGCTAACCTTAGATCAGTTGCGGGCTCGGTACGATGCCGTTAAAGAAAGGTAGCTCCCAGAAGACCATCTCGGCCAACATCAAAGCTGAGATGAAGGCCGGCAAACCGCAAAAGCAAGCCATTGCCATCGCCCTGTCCAAAGCCGGCAAAGCCCGTAAACCCAAAGGTAAAAAGTGATGCCTAAGTACACCGGACCAGCCAAGTCTCAAAAGCCCATGCCCAAGAAAGGTGGCAAGAAGAAATGAAACGCGGCGACCGGGTTAGCTGGAACTACCAAGGCACGCGCACCTTTGGCGTGATCACCAGCATTGGCGGTGAACGGGCGACCATACCAACGCAAGGCGGCGGTAGCGTCACCCGCGTTGGCAGCATGGACGATCCGATCGTGCGGATCAAGTCCGAGTCAACCGGCAACGCGGTCATCAAAAAGCGGTCAGAGCTGAAACCTGCACCACGGCGATGATCACCTATCGCGGCGAGCAGTTTGAGGGTTACAACAAACCCAAGCGGACGCCAAACCATCCAACCAAATCGCATGCGGTGCTCGCCAAAGAAGGAGAGACCGTCAAGCTGATCCGGTTCGGCCAACAAGGCGTCAGCGGCAGCCCACCGCGTAAAGGTGAATCAGACGCGGACAAAGCCAGGCGGGCATCCTTCAAGGCAAGGCACGCCAGTAACATTGCTCGCGGGAAGATGTCCCCGGCATTCTGGGCGGACAAGGTGAAGTGGTAGCCGCCTCCTGCCGGTGAATCCAGTCCTTTAGTTCAGCGACGTACCACCGCAGGTCTTGTGCTTTGGCCGCATGCCAGCCGTTGCCGGTGCTGCGGTACAGGTGCTCATGACGATCCACTGCATCAAGGCACTGCTTGATCAGCGGATTCCACGGTTCACGGGTTGGTGTGTCCCATTCACGCTTTGACACGATCACCACGCGCCATTACGATGGCAGCGTAATTAAGCCTGCGGCTTATCCATGTCTGATGAAACACAAACCCAGGAGCCTGCGGCTACCGGGGGTGACAATACCGACGCACTGCAACGCAGCGTGGAGGCATTAGAGCGCAAAAACAAAGAGCTGATTGCAGAATTGCGTGCTGCCAAAAAGTCGCCAGCGTTGCCTGATGGGGTTGATGTCAATGAGCTATTGGAGTTCAAGCGCAACCACGAGCAACAGCAGCTTGAGTCGCAAGGTAAGTATCAAGAGGCGCGACAGGCTTTGGAGCAACAGTTCCGTGAGGCGACGACGGAAAAGGACCAGCGCATTGCCGCACTGGAAAGCCGCGTCCGCGAACTGGAACTGGTCACGCCAGCGGTAACAGCACTGGCCGACATCGTGCATGACCCTGACCTGGTGCTAAAGACCAAACTCAGCGCCGATCAAATCGAGCGTGACCCTGACGGCACTGTGGTAGTGGTCGATGGCTACCAACGCACGCCTGTCAGTGAGTGGGCTAAGACTCTGCCGGCATGGATGCAGAAGCAACCCAAGCCTCAAGGCAGCGGCGCACCATCAGCCGGCGCCAGCACTGGCGGCATTCCTGCAGGCATGGCCAATCCATTCAGCCGTGATAGCTTCAATCTGACTGAACAGGCACGACTGTTCCGCACTGATCGTGATTTGTACGATCGCATGAAGGCAGCGGCTAACCGTTAAGCTGCCAGCAACCGGCTGCGCTGGTGCTTTGGGCTGCGCCCACACCGTAAACCATTTCCCCGAGATGAATCATGGCGACTCTTCGCTCTGACATCATCATCCCAGAGGTTTTTACGCCTTACGTCATCGAGCAAACCACGCAGCGTGATGCCTTTCTGGCTAGCGGTGTGGTGCAGCCCCTGGCGGAGCTGAATGCAACTGAGGGTGGTGACTTTATCAACGTCCCCTTCTGGAAAGCCAATCTTTCCGGCGACTTCGAGGTGCTGACAGATAGCACTTCGCTGACCCCCGGCAAGATCACTGCTGACAAGCAAGTCGGCGTCATCCTGCACCGTGGCCGTGCTTTTGAGGCTCGTGACCTGGCAGCCCTAGCTGCTGGTGCCGATCCCATGGCCGCTATCGGCGCCAAGATCGCTGACTACGTTGCCAACCAGCGCCAAAAGGACCTGCTGTCCTGCCTGGCCGGTGTGTTCGGCAGCATTGGTTCTACCTCCAGCTCTGCTGCTTTCTTTGGCCTGACCATTGACGGCGAGTCTGGTGATACCCCCACCACGCTGAGCCCCCGTCACGTTGCCGAAGCTCGCAGCCTGCTGGGCGACCAAGGCGACAAGCTGGCCGCTGTTGCTATGCACAGCAAGGTGTACTACGACTTAGTCGAGCGCAAGGCAATCGACTATGTGACCGAGACAGACGCACGTCTGACCTCTAGCGTCACTGACTTCGTCGGCGGCAGCATTGCTGGCGCTTACGGACCCGTGAGTGTGCCGACCTACATGGGTCTGCGCGTGATCGTGTCTGACGATGTGCAGACCGACGGCAGCGGCAGCTCGACCGAGTACGCCACCTACTTCTTTACCCAGGGCGCTGTTGCCTCCGGCGAACAGCTCGCAATGCAGACCGAAACCGATCGTGACATCCTCGCCAAGAGCGATGCCATGTCGATCGACCTGCACTACTGCTATCACCCTGTTGGTGCCAAGTGGGGCGTCACCACCGCCAACCCGACCCGCGCTCAACTGGAAACGGTTGGCAACTGGTCGAGGGTGTACGAGCTGAAGAACCTCGGCATCGTGCGTGCCAGCAACACCTCCAACTTTGATTGAGGTAACTAACCATGGCACAACCTTCCCAGTTTGAACTGTCCAACGAGCAGTACATCGTTGCTGACCACTACATCGCCTCCTCGGTGGCTGATGTCCAGTTCTTCACCGCTCCGGTGAAGTGCCAAGTGGTCACAATCCGCGAGGTGCATGCCACCGCCGGTAACGATGCTGGCACTGTCACTGGCACGATTCGTCGTTGCCAAGGCACCGAGGCTGCCACTGCTGGCGATGACCTGCTCGGCTCTACCAAGATCAACTTCAAGGGCACTGCTCTGACCGAGCAGAAGTTCGATGCTGCTGATTCTGGTGAACTGACCAGCACCACTGCCGATCTGACCCTGGAGGCTGGCGATCGTCTGTCTCTGGACGTTACCGGCACCACCACCGCTCTGGCTGGTGTGATCATCAGCGTGCTGCTTAAGCGCATCTGATGGGGCTGTTCGCTTTCCGGCGACTGCGTGAAAAGGAGGCTGCCTCTACGGAGGTGGCCTCTCTTTCTATGCCAGAGCCAACTCCTACACTGGATTTAACGGAGCCTGACGATGGCAATCACAATCGTGGCCACGCCAGGCGCGGCCGACGCAAACAGTTACCTGACGTTGGCAGCAGCGCAGGCAATCATTGACGGTTTTGTGCAGGATGCTGATGTGACCGCATGGGCATCAGCTACCACTGACCAGAAAAACCGGGCGCTGTTTACTGCGACGCAACGGCTAGACCGCGAGCGATTCCTTGGCGCACGGGCGACCGATACGCAGGCATTGCAGTGGCCGCGCACTGGCGTGCGCAAGCCTGACACCTATATCAATACCTACGCCGTAGGGTTTCCGTTCCGCATCACGACGGACTACTTCACCGATACCGAGATCCCTACGCAGATTCAGTACGCGCAGGTAGTGCTGGCAACGTACCTGCACAACAACCCGGACGGGCTTGGCCTAAGCGGGTTGGAGGATTACAAAAACGTCAAGATCGGCAGCCTTGACGTGACACCTAACCTTGGCTACGGCGCCGTTGGTGCGGATAAAGTGCCGCCAATTATGGAGCGATACCTGACAGGGCTTAGAATCAGTGGACCTGGTAACGTTTCAATCCGCCGGAGCTGACCATGGACGACTACAGCATTGGCTTTGAGTACATCACCGATACGGCAGCTCATA